CTAGCCACGGCAATCGGTCCACACCCCATTTCATCTCCAGCTTGGTCACAGCCTCATCATACTTGACCAGCGCATCCTGCATCCGGCGCATCGCCAATTGACTAGGCGCATAGTATGTCTTGCTCGGTTTTCTTGGTCGTTTAGCCATCACAATGTACCCCCAAAACGTAGGGTGCGATGGTAGGGTGTGATCCTAAGGATCATCACACCCCACCCACCCTGCGATGAAGGTGCGATACGCATAAGATCTTCACCCCACATTTTTGCCTATCTCCTTGTTTATCCACACTTTGCCCTCATGCACAGTCACCACACCCTTGTCTTGCAAGCCCTGACGCGCATCTTTGCGCTGTTGCGGCGTAAGATCGGGCGATTTGACCTTGTGCGCATCGTGCCACAGGCCGGTTGCAATGGCATCCGACCCCACCTTGATTAGCGTGTTTTGCAGTGCTTGCATTGCATGATACTGCCTCGGCGACAGGCTTTGCTTCTTCGTTGCGCCCTGTGCCTCGATGGGCCGCAACACCACACTGCTGTCCTCGAGCAGTGCGACCGGCACCATCTCAAACGTCATCTTGTCCATCACATCTGCGTCTTTTTGCTTTTCCATCGACAGGCTCACGATGGTTTCCGACTTGCCGACAGCCAGCACCGTATCGGCCGCACCGGCCAGTGCGCTCGATCCCCGCATACTGTTGATGCCCCGGCTGGCGTCCTTGCCAGCGTGGTGGATTGCCAGCAAGCCGCAACCAGTGTGGTGCTTGATGGCGTCACAGCCGCGTATGAAGGCGCTCATATCTGTCGCGCTGTTTTCCTCGCCGGTCATTGACCGCGCCACTGTGTCGATCACCAGACAGCTAAACTTGGCGTTGAGGCTGTCGATGGTGCGCAGTAGCTTCTCCACGCTTTCCTGATCCATCATATCGACCGCCACCGGCAACACCTTGAGCGAACCATTGCCCTCGATCTCGTTGTGCAATTTGTGGGCCTTCACCCTCTTGCCCAGACCGCCAACACCTTCCCCGGCTATGTACAAAACAGCCCCGGCGTTTGTTTCCCGGCCGTGCCACGGCAAGCCGTGTGCCATACACAACGCCATATCTATGGCGATGAACGACTTGCCTGTACCGGGTGCGCCGTACATCACAGTAAAACCGTGCTTGGTCAACACGCCGTCTATCATCCACTCCACTGGCGGCATCGCCATCAGGTACGCCTCGTCATACAGCGGATAGATGTCTTGCGTCTCTTCCGGCTGTGCTGGCTCCGGCTCCACCGCTAGTGGCGGTGTCGCCTTCACCAGTTCCAGCAACTCCCGCCGATTGCCGCCGTTGAACAGCCAATCCACGACATCGCCCTTGTCTGCCAGCCCCGGCAGATCTATGCGCTTGATGGCGTCTGCAACGCCCCATAGCTGGCTTTGCACCACATCGGCGTGCTTTTGCCCCGCCTCATCGTTGTCGGGGATCAGGACCACCTTGCGGCCAGCAAAATACTGGTTGAGATCCGGCTTCCAGTTCTTTGAGCCGCCGTGATTGGTGGTGGCGATCAGGCCCAACTGTGTGAGCCTCTCGGCGCATTTCTCGCCCTCCACGATGAATATCGGCGCATCTGGGTTGAGCAGGATCTTGTCGAGGTTGTACGGCACCGCCTCGATGCCATCCATATTGTACAGCCACCCGCCCTTGCCATCCGGGCGTCTTTGTCTGAACGTCTTTGGCTCGAACCGCTGGATCTGGTAGACCACCTCGCCGTCTGCGTTCACATAGTCGTATTGCTTGGCCAGATACTTGGTCGGTTGCAGGCGTGTCTGCGTCTGCTTCGGTATGCCAAACTTAGTTTCCAGCACATCAGGCAAGCCGCCATTCATGCTGACCGGCTCATGCAGGCGCACGAGGTCAATCAGGCCACCGCCAGTGCCATTCTCGTGATCAAAGAACGTGGCCTTCCTGAGATCCACCGACATACTGCCAAAGGTGCCAAAACGCAATTCGGTGCCTTTGGACAGCTTGGCATTCGGTTCACCCAAATAATGCCGTGCCACTTGTTCTATGTATGCTGATAAATTTGTCATCTGTGTTTCTTCTCCCGGCTCTCCCAAGGTAGGCGGGGCGGCGAGGCGGGAGAAATCCCCGCCGCCCCTGACCACGGCTAGAACAAGTCTGCGCCTGTCGCCGCCTCGCTCGGAGGAATTGAGGCAGGCGGCGCAACTGCCGCCGTGGTTTCTGGTGCGCTATCCAGCGTTGTCGGGCGATCAACCCAACCCGATAGCGTCCACTGCGGCACCCGCCAAGTCTGGGTCTGGCCATCGTTCAGCGTCTGTGTCACGCGCTCTGTGCCGGTGATGTCAACGATTGGCACCTTGCCGGGGTTCTGGGCCTTACCAGCCTCATACGCCTGATACAGCTTCACCATCCGGTCATATACATTGCGGCTACTGCTTGACAGTTCCCGCAAGCCGATGTCCTTGTTGCACAGCCGCACGCGAAAGCCCCACTTGTGGTCATCGCTTGGCTTTTCTGGCCGAGGCTGGCCTGACTTGGCCATATGGAAATCGGGTGCCGGGTTGAAATGCATCCAGCCCATCTCGATCTCGGCCATATCCATCGCAACCTGTATCGGTGCCTCCAGTTCCCGCTCTTGTGACTGCCACTGGCCATCGACCTGCTGTCGATTGACAGCGATGAAGCTACCATCCTTGGCTGAAAACTTGAGGATCGGGGTGCGATCCCCTCCACCACTGCCGGAACCGGCTGATTGATAATCTAGCATTTTACGTTTTCCTTTTTCTACGTTTTACGTTTGGCTCACGACCGTGAACCGGCTTATTGGGAAATGGCAAACCAGATCACGATCCATCGGGTCGTCCCGATCGTTACGACCATTGGCCAAAAACCCCAATTCAAATTCCTCGGCGAAACTGATCCGCGCGAGGGCGTCCTTGTACAGCACCACCATATAGGCAGGCAAGTCTGTCTCAAACGATAGCTGACGCGCCGCGATGACCTTGTGCAAGTTCACCAGCGCAGTCGGATATTTCTGCATGTTGAAAGTCCGGGCCTTCACCTCGATAAACGCCTTGGGCCTGCCGTCCTGCATCAGCACATAATCCAGCCGATAATGTGGCGGCAGTTTGGTCAGATCGTACCCAAGCCCTTGAAGGGCCTTGGCCACGATCTGCTCGTTCTGCCGGTCGAGCTGGCTTTCATACTGTGGTCTGCTCACGACCGCCCCTCAACCGGCCCACACTGAACGCTGACCACTGGCGGCACATCGTAGTTCTTCGCAATGTCCTGCGCCACATACGCCTCACGCCGTTCAGCGTAAAACTCGCATTCTTCAATCGTGCTGAACCGGGTTTTCTCTTTGCCCATCCAGCAGGGATTGGCTGGCTGACCGCCAATGGTGATCGCAAAGCAAAAGGCTAGGATTGTTTCATACATAGCAATTCCCTCACCACCATAATCCAATCATCCCACGACAGCGTGGCAGTATAGCGCCAATCGTAAGCATCATGCGTAGCCGCATCATCCCGGCCAAGCACGACCAGCGCCTCAATCGGGATGCGCACGTTGATCGGCTGGCGGTCCAGCTTCCAGATCAATGCCGGAAACTTGCCGGGCGGTGTTGCCGCCACGATCTGATCCCACCACCGTGGTTCAACGCGATCCTTGTATCTCTTCAATTCCAGTTCAAATGGGAATGGCTGATCTGGCGTCAGATCTGCCAGGCCCTTTTGCTGGTACTGGTCGAGGTTGCGCTTAAAGCGAATGCCCAACTCATCAAAGAGCATCCCGGCAATCTGCCGCTCGAAAGCCGCACCCTTGTTTCGACCGTTAACCATCCCGCCGCACCAAAGAGCGCATTGTCTCAGCCGCCCGGTCCTGCTGGCCATTGATGCGCCTAGACAGTTCCTGCTCCAATATCTCGTCAGCCAAAGCCGCCATCGAGCGGTGCGCCGAGGTGCTTAGACAGTGCCGCAACATGTCGTAAGTGCTTGTTCTCAGTCGAAAATGTACCTGTTTGCTAGGGGCCATTGCATTTTTTTCCAAAAAAAGTAGACAACCACCCTTGTACCACAATGGTAAACGTAGTATATAACTCATGTGAGTTAATCATCAACAGGGAGATACCGATGAAAGTTTTTGATTTTACAAATGGTGTTCGCGGTGACCACATCGGCAATGTGCACTGCACTGGTGGCGGCGGCTGGATTGTCGAGAAAGACGGCATCAAGTTTCAAATCGCTCTTGCTGACAACAAGTTTCGCGCTCCGGTTTCCGGCAAAGGCTTTGATGAAGACCGCGCAGGCGAGTCGTGGGCTTGGAATAGTCAGGCTTTTGACGAAAACGAGGAATTGATTACGCCTGACCAGTTCGGTGTTGAGGCTATTTGCTTTTGCGTTGGGCGGTTCAACAGTTTTGGCGAAATTGGCACTGATGAAGAGGAGTGGACTTGGGAGTGGTTTGTCATTGGCAGTCGAGACTGGAACCGCAAGGCCTGCAAGGCAGGGGTTCTCACAGCAACAAAGGCGGCGGCTTAACAGCCCCGCCCCAACCGGGAGACCAGTTATGACCAAATACGTTGCTTATTATCGCGTCTCAACCAAGCGCCAAGGCCAATCCGGCCTTGGCCTCGAAGCCCAGCAACAGCTTGTCGCGCCGTATGCTGACGACATCCTGCACAGCTTCACCGAGGTCGAGAGCGGCAAGAACGATGCCCGGCCACAGCTTGAGGCCGCGCTGGCTATGTGCGCCAACCTCGGCGCATCCATCCTGATTGCCAAGATCGACCGCCTGTCGCGTGATGCCGCCTTCCTGTTGGCGCTCCGCAAATCAGGCGTTGAGATCGTTGCCGCTGACATGCCCAACGCCAGCACTCTTGAGTTCGGCATCAAGGCCGTATTCGCACAGCATGAGCGCGAAGAGATCAGCAAGCGCACTAAAGACGCGCTGGCCGCCGCCAAGGCGCGTGGCGTCAAGCTCGGCTCACCCAACCCACGCGCTGGTGGCCTCGCCGCCAGTGCCGTGCGCCGCGACAAACAGCAGGCCGTTGCAAAGCAGGCAATGCCTATCATCTCAGCCCTGCGCGATGCTGGTGCATCGCTCCGGGCCATCGCCAGCAAGCTGAATGATGCTGGCATTCCAACCGCACTCGGTGGCAAATGGTACGCCGCCAGCGTGCGTAACATCATCAACGCATAGAGGAGACAAGTGATGCGTGAAAACCTAGTAGATGCCATCGGCATGATTATCCTGACCGGCTTGGTCATAGCATTCGGCACAAATCTTGTGACTGAGGATTGGAACGTCTGGGCCTTGATGGCTCGCTTCGGAGGAGCAGTGTGATGATTATTTATCTTGCGACCAACACGGTCAACGGTATGCAGTATGTTGGCGCAACAACCAGAGATACACTTGCTCCCAGAATACGCGAACATATTAAGTATGCCGAACGCAAGACCAGAACTAGCGGGTCTTTTGCTAATGCCATACGAAAATACGGGCGCAAAAACATCTCCTTCGAGGTGCTGGAGCGTGTATCAGACTTGAAATTTTTAGGGGCGTGTGAAAAGAAGTGGATCAGCAAATTAAATACGATGCACCCTAACGGGTATAACATCAAAACGGGGGGTATGCCTAAAGAGATGCCATCCGTAAGCCGAAACAAAAGTTACATTGTAGAAGGTGTGAAGTATGAGAGCCTGATGTCTTTAGCCGATGCTTACAATATGTGTCACCACAAATTAAGGCATCGGCTTTTGCGCTCGCCTTTGAAATGGTCTGTAGAGCAAGCATTGGGCTTATCCACACCACCCAAAAACGACCCCGTAAAACATAGCAAATCTATTGAAGTGCAGGGAAAAACTTTTCGCTCACAAGCCGCCGCCGCACGGTATTACGGCGTCCCCGTAAAAGCCTTTAGACTAAGGATGCTTAAAGGCTGGCCGTTGGAAGAGGCTCTCGGCATAAAAGAGCGGCCTAATCAGCGCAGGACAAGTTCAAGGTGGACGCGGATCACGGTCCAAGGAACAGAGTATTTCAG